TTTATTTGGATTTAAGTACTAAAGCCTTAGCAGCTATGCAAGAGAACCCCGATGATGCACACCGAGTGCTGTATGTGGGCATGACCCGCGCTAAGAAAAACTTGGTGCTTAAAATGCCTGAAGACTCGCAAAGGGGTTGGGCGATATGAGGGTGGTTATTGAAAGCCCTTACAGTGGAGGTGGCGAAGAGAACATTGAATACGCACAGCGGTGCTTATGGGACTCTTTGTTGCGTGGCGAGTCCCCTTTCGCCTCGCACTTGTTATATACACAGGTGTTGGATGACACGCTTCCAGAGCAACGAAGCATGGGAATGGCCCGCGCTTTGCCTTGGTACGAGTGCGCGGAGCTTTGTGCGGTATACACTGACCGAGGGATTACACAGGGCATGAAAGACGGGATTTCTTACGCAAAATTGCTTAAAATTACAGTCGTTGAAAGGACCTTAAAGGATGACAGCCAAACTAGTTTTGGAGACAGCTTTAACTCTTGTTGGGGGGGATAGAAACAAGACCCACGGTTCAATGAAAGAAAATCACGAAAACATTGCAAAGCTTTGGAACGCTTATCTTTATAACAAAGACAGTTTAAATGCGGAGGATGTGGCAAACATGATGGAACTTTTAAAGATTGCTAGAAGGAAGTTGGGACGTTTCAACAAGGATGATTATATCGACGGCGCGGGTTATGCTGCCGTTGCTTTAGAATGTGCGAGTCCTAAAGACCACACAGAGTAATGAAGAACAACTTACAGAAGCCGGTCTTTGGGGTGAAGACAGAGTGGGTGCCTATAGACCACTTGCCACCCACTCCCTCGGACATCAAAGAAATCGCCATTGACCTTGAGACTAAGGACCCACAGCTTTTGAGTCACGGTCCAGGATGGGCTACGAACAACGGCTACGTCGTAGGAATTGCTGTTGCATACGAAGGTTTCAACGCCTACCTGCCCATTGCCCATGAAGGGGGTGGAAATCTCGACAAAAGGATTGTTTTGCGGTGGTTTAAAAAGGAAATCGCCAAGCATCCTGCCGATAAAGTTTTTTATAACGCCCCTTACGATGTCGGTTGGCTGAAGCGTTCCGGAGTAGAGCTTGACGGCAAGTTGATTGACGTGATGCTCGGCGCACCGATACTGAATGAGAACCGTTTTAATTATTCCCTTAATACAGTCTCTTACGATTACCTGGGCGAGATGAAATCTGAAGCTGCACTGCGCGAGGCTGCTCAGGAATTTGGGGTCGATCCCAAGGCCGAAATGTACAAGCTCCCGTCTACATTCGTGGGCGAATACGCAGAGGCCGATGCCCGGTTGACACTGGAGCTTTGGCAAGTCTTCAAAGCAGAGATTTCAAAACAAAACTTATGGCAAGTTTACGATCTCGAAACCTCGGTTCTCCCCATCTGCATTGAGATGACATGGCATGGTGTTCGAGTAGACCTGGACGCGGCTGAACGACTCAAACAAAAGTTCCTAAAGATGGTCAAAGGCAAGCTAAACGAAGTTAAAAAAGAAACGGGTATTGCCATTGAGCTTTGGGCTGCCGCTTCCATTGCGAAAGTGTTCGACCACCTGGACATTTACTATGGACGAACCAAAACAGGGATGCCGAGCTTTACCAAGAACTTCTTGGCGCAACACGAACACCCGATTGCACAGAAAATTTCCGAGGCCCGCGAATACGACAAAATCGGTAACACGTTTATCTCCAGTATCTTTCGCTACGCCACCGAGGGACGTATCCACGGCCACATTAACCAGCTTCGTTCCGAGGGTGGAGGCACGGTTACGGGAAGACTTTCGATGTCTAACCCGAATCTTCAACAGATTCCGGCCCGCAACCCAGAAATTGCTGCGGCCATCCGTGGACTATTTCTTCCCGAAGAGGACCAGAAGTGGGCCTCCATAGACTTTGACCAGCAGGAGCCTCGGCTGCTCGTTCATTTTGCAAGCCTCACGAGCAGTGGCCTGTCGGGATCAAAGGATTTTGTGAAGGCGTATGTTTCGGACCCCAACACAGACTTTCATCAGATGGTAGCTGACTTGTGTGAAATACCACGCAAGCAAGCCAAGGCGATCAATCTTGGCCTCATGTATGGACTCGGGCAGACCCGGATGGCCGAACAGCTAGACATCAGCACGGATGCCGCCAAACGGCTCATGGCCCAGTACCACCAGGACGTACCGTTTGTCAAAGAGTTGTCTGAGGCCGTACAAAGGAAGGTTTCGCACCTCCATAAGGGCGGTTTTGTCCGTACATTACTTGGCCGCAAATGTAGGTTTGATTTGTGGGAACCTAATGCTTTCGTCTCCAGTAAGGCACTGCCAAGGGAGCAAGCTCAAATTGAATACGGCGATTCGATCCGAAGAGCCTATGTCTTTCGGGCGCTTAACCGCCTGTTGCAGGGAAGCGCAGCGGACATGACCAAGAAGGCCATGGCGAGTGTCTACCAAGAGCTAGGCCATGTACCGTTGATCCAGATACATGACGAACTGGCCTTTTCCGTGGATTCTGAAAAAGAGGCCCGGAAAATCTGTGAGGTCATGGAAAATTCTGTCCAACTCGAAGTGCCGACGCCTGCCGACATCTCAATAGGGAAAACATGGGGAAGCCTCAAAGAGCTTGACGCATCAAGAGAAGTCCCGTAGCATCTCATACGAAGGACCTACAAAATGAACCCTGAGAAGTGGAAATCCGTTGTTATCCCCTTGGATACCTACAAAACATTGAAAGCCATGGCGGAAAGCGAACACCGGACCCTGAGCGGCCAGTTCACCTTTTTGATCGAGAAGGCTGTTGCAGTTAGCCAAACGGAAAAGGGCGACTGAACCACGGATCACGGACCATGGCAGAGTGTAAGCCGTGGTGTTAAATTTTTGATGGGAGAAGGCTCATTCAACAACCTTCCTCGGCTCTTCTTGTTGACTCCTGGAAGAGCCCACCCACTGGCGACTGGAGTGTCATACCTCCAGTCGCCTTTTACTTTTTAAGTCTCCCTGATGGTTTCCCTGTCCATTTTTCTTTTCGTGGGATCTTCTGTTTTAAAAGGTCGCCTACAGGAGGCAGAAGGGGCCTTGTTCCAGAAGCCACAATGCGGTTCTTGCCTACCGAATCTTGCGTTTGAAAGTAAAAAATGCCGTCGTCTACGCGACCAAAAGCCAAAGGACCGCTGGGGTTTTGGTCAAACCTCCAACCGATGCCCTCCTTGCTCCGTACAAGATGTAGCAACCCAACGTGGCTCTCGGCAGCCACGTCAAAGGGCCACTCCCCCTCCTGCCCAAAATACCTTCCGTTATAAAACACAAAGCTATACGCGGGACGTATCGCGGTCCCAGGAACAAGGACGTTGCCTTCGCGGTCTGCGTGTTTTGTGGACAAAAAGAAAGCCGAGTCGTTGTAGTCCATGCATTGTTTGATCGAAGCGTTAAAGACGCCAGGGTTAAAATACCCACGCGGCTTGCGCCTAAACACCTTAACCTCGATGCAAATAAACATGTCAGGGAAGCCCATTTTGATAAGCCGTTCTTTGGGACGCAATAAGAAGTCGCACTTGGGGTAGTAGTCGATCCCTACCTTGACGTCAGGTTCCATCAGCTTATGACCCCGTTGGGTTAGGTGAACCCCGCGAACTTCGCGGGCGTAATAGAAATCCCGCTCAATAATTTGTTCCACGAGTTCACATAAGTCCTCGTGTTTCAACTCTTTTTCAGAGCGACGAAGACAGGTATGCAACGCCTTTTCAACAGAGACGGACCACTGCTTGTCCAATTTACCAGCAGCGGCGTGGTGTGCTTCTTTTCGGTTCATGCCCACTTATTCCATCCCTTAAAAATATACCAGACGTTTAAAAACCTTGACGAACCTATATCTATAGGATAAATAATATAGATAGGGGCAACTATGAACAACGTCCAAAGACTTGAGTTACTGGCTTCGAGATGCGAACACGCACGGGACGCGGCTAAAGACCCACGGTTCAAGAACATCTGGCAAAAACACGCCTTTAGTTTGCGCCTTCGACAAAAACTCATCGAGACCATGCACTAATATGGCTGAACCAACCCGCAAAAGGCTGACGGCCACACAAAGAACGGCCCTACGGGAGATTATGGACTTGGGCGGCGCAGTCGATGCGAAGCACTGGAGTACTTACCGAGGGAGGTGGGAACAACCCCGAGCCGTCCCTCCCTTTGCGAGAAAGTACTGGAGGTTCGATAGCTCGTTTCTTCCGACCGAGGTGTATCCAGAAATTGTTTATCAAGCATTTGCCTCCAATCCAACAGCAAGGGCGGTTGTCGCGATAGCAAACTGGAGTGAGGCGGAACACGCCTTGGAGGAAAGCCAGGATGAGTAGACCTTCCGGCAATATGCCTGACGGCACCAGTGTCACCCTGGAATGGCACGTTGTCGAAGAGAATTTGTACGCTGACATTGATGGCCGAGGATACTTTGCCAAACGGTTACAAGATGCGTTCAATGATTTTCTCGACAGTAAAAACGTGGCCTTTGCAGTCACCGAGGATGAGGTCACCGAGCTTCTTGGTCAAGTCGCAGAGAGCATTCCCGAAGCAGAAGGCTTGCCCTACCGAGACTTGTATTGGAGCCTAACCCTTTCAGCCGACTATGAACAAGAAGCCGAGGTGCTTCGATAAACCTAAGAAGGAGTCATCATGAAAGAAGAAAAGAATACTGTTAATCTGCATCAGGAAATCGTCAAGATTTTTGATAAGTCGCTCGCGTCGATTCGAGAAGAAACCGAGCGAGAAATCAGAGACGCTCAGGCAGAGATTTTGGCAGATCAAACCGAAGACCGAAGGAGATTTACCGACGAGTAACCCCCCACTGGTCCGCAGCAAAGACGACCCCTCCTACATGGCTTTGTTGCGGGCCAACACGTTTTTACCTCCCCCCACGGAGAATGAAAAATGGAATGGCTACTTTGGATTTTAGCTTGTGTTTGTACCCTGGTGTTAGCAGTCGCAGGTCTGCTTTATATGGCCTTCGTGGGATTTATGGGAGACGATGACGAATGAAAGCTAAACTTACGATTGAAATCCCAAATTTTAGTTTTAGCAATGACCCCGTATCGCTCTTGAACAACGTAGCCATGTCCCTCAAAAGAACGGTTGTTAAGCGGGATAATTTTTGGGGTTATCATGGGTTGCTGCGTAAAGAAGCCGTGCAGAGAGGGGAAAGGCACGGCGCTCCTTTTGGAACCTTTAAACTGAAACTAGAACCATCGACCACGGACCACGGATCACGGAGCGCCACTTTATTTTGGCACGACATGGAATTTGAAGAATTATGATTAGCAAGATTGAAGTGGCGGACTGGGATCTCCTACTGCTTGAGGAGGAGGAAAAAGAAGACCCCCTCGATTTTGATTTTACACGTCGGCTCGTTGGACAAGGGCGGCAGACCAATTTAAATGAATTGGACGACGTTTTTATTCCCGAGCGCGATTTCAAACAGGACAAAGAGAGCGTCCGGCTCGATCTGGGTAGGGTTGCTTTCTTCCCGCACCAACCTAAGCGCAGCGTCAGAAAAATCATCCCGCTAGGCTCGATGGTACTCAACAAGACCATGCATTTTAAAGACCACGAGTTAGGCGGAGCGGGCCACTACACCGGCCAACTGAATGAGAATGAAGAACCGCACGGATACGGCAAAGCTTGGTTCTACAGTTCCTATGGGGGTCTCCCGATGGGCTTTTATGTAGGGGGATGGCACGAGGGTTTGTTTTCAAAACGAGGTTTTCTAAAGACCGCACATGCCCAGTACCTCGGTAATTTTGTCGAGGGCCTCCCGCACGGAATCGGCAAACGCACCACAACGCGACAACGATACATTGGCAACTGGGATCGTGGAGAAATGCGTGGCCGAGGCCAACTGCGTGACCTCCAGGGCACCTACACGGGTGAGTTGCAAAATGGTAAGCCGCACGGTTATGGCAAATTGGTGTACTCCGCATCGAAGGAGGCATCGCATGAGGGTTTCTTCTGTAAGGGCGAAAGGCACGGTTGGGGTGTACATAAGACACCTCACTCGAAACGAGTAGGCCAATGGAGGAAGGGTTACTTCGTACCGGGTACGGAGGAATAACAAAAGAGAAAGCAACTTTACTGGGTGGGTTCATACGGTATGGACTGGCTTAGTAAAAACAATCAAGAAAGAAGAAGTGCAACATGGCGTTAATTAAAAAACAAGAAGTAAAGGAACTGGTGCTTTGGATCGAAGGAGTATCAGGGATGGTGCAACATAAATGGTCTGAAAAGGCCAAGGGGATGATGCGTGACAAACACGCAGGCGTAAAAACAAAAAACCGGGACAAACGAGATCCCGAAAATGAGTGCAAGCAGGCAGCTTACATAGGTAAGGAGTCAGGCAAGTTTGGTGTTCCAGCAGATGCCATAAAAGCCTGCATTATCAACGCCGCTCACAAAGATATAGGTATTGAGAAGACTATGGTACGCAAGTCGCTATTCATCGTCGGAGAAGATTTCGATGTCACCGAGGAAGGCCGTGAGCTTTGTATCATGGATACCGACGATCCGATCATGCGAGAGGACACGGTGCGAGTGGGACAGGGCGGTACTGATTTAAGATACCGACCCGAGTTCCGAAACTGGCGCGTCAAGGTAGGTATCGAAGTGGACGGCGATTCTATTCCCGAGGAAACTTTGCTTAATCTAATAGACCGAGCAGGGTTTGGTTGTGGCTTAGGAGAGATGCGCCCCGAAAAGGGTGGTGGTAACGGAAGGTTCAGAGTGGATTATTCAGTGCCCATCAAGACCAGGAAGAGGAAGGTAGCATGAGCGACCCTACATACGTCGAATACCATTGGAAAAAGGGAACCCGGTACAAGGTTGATGTCAACCGTGTGGTGGAGGAACGTAAGGAACTTGAAAGGGTTCACGGAGAAGGCGTTCCAAAAGGCGCTCTCTTGGAGAGGGCAAAGGAGGAAGACCATTTCATGCACCATGTGTTTGAATGGGACGATTCCGTTGCAGGTCATAAGTACAGAATGGATCAAGAAGACAGCGTGTGGCGGGCGGTAGTGGTCGTCGAAAAGACGGCACCCGACATGTCGGCAACGGAGTACCGTGCTTACACGCCCATGCAGCCAAACATCGTGGAGGCAAACTCCTCCGACAAGATCAGTCGGTGGTACGAAACGAGGGTGCGTCTGCAAACTTCAGAAGGTCGAGAGATCATCTTAGAACGGGCCAGGAAGGAACTTGAAGCGTTCAAGAATAAGTACGCGCATCTCACAGAGTTCGCGGAACTTATACTTGTTCTGGACAGTATTCTCGAAGAGGACAAGTAACATTCATTGTATTCGGTTTGGTTTGGTTTGGCAGTTTTGGCGTGGCGGGCTGTGGCGAGTTTCGGCACGGGCAAGTTTTGGTCAGGCAAGTTTGGGCGAGTTAAGGCAGGTTGTGGCAGTTGAGGCAGGTTGTGGCACGGCGGGTTTTGGCCTGTCATGGTTTGGCCAGGTTAGGCATGTTGTGGCAGTTGTGGCATGGCAAGTTGTGGCGAGTTCTGGCAGGTTCTGGTTAGGCACGTTGTGGCAAGTTTTGGCAGTTGAGGCGCGTTACGGCAAGTTCTGGCGAGTTGAGGCAGGTTTTGGCAGTTAGGGTACGGCAGGTTGCGGCCAGTTTGGGCGGGTTACGGCTCGTTATGGCGAGTTATGGCAGGTTTCGGCAGGTAAGGTACGGCAGGTTGAGGCACGTTTGGGCCAGTTATGGCAGGTTTTGGAAGTTAGGGCTAGTTAGGGTTTGGCAGTTGTGGCGAGTTACGGCAGTTGAGTTTTGGCAGGTTAAGGCTTGTTTGGGCCACGCGGGTTTTGGCTAGTTAAGGCAAGTTCTGGTTTGGCCGTTGGGTTCTGTTTCGGTTAGTTTTGGTGAGTTAGCGTGAGGTCAATTGTGGTGCGGTGCGGTTACCCCTGGACGTGAGGAACGAGAAAGTGAAGAGTGACGTCTGATTCTGTGCCTATGAAAGTAGACGGACTGGACGAGGCAATTGTTGGCCTGGGCCAGCAGTTCGATAAGCCTCCACGCATTATTTACGACTACGCGAAATGCGTCGAAATTTTTATGTCGATGAATGACTGGTCTAGTGAAGAGGCTATTGAGTGGATGGACTTTAATGTCTTGGGCGCTTATGTTGGGGAAGGAACCCCTATTTTCCGGTTTGAATTCGACGAAAGCGAATTCGGCGAGGTGCCGTGAGGGCCGGGAAAGCGGCAACGGAGTACCGATCCCCGGCCCACGGTCCACCCTCTCACTCCTCTTTCTGTCTGTCCTTGCGGTCTTGTTCCGACCTCTTCTCTTTTTCTTCCGACCTCTTCTCTTTTTCTTCCAGCCTCTCTCCAATGTTCTTCAGTTTGTCAAACATGTCTTCTATCGCCGTATCAAGCCACATACCTCTGACCCCTTACTGTTTATGAACGGCGCTATCCCACGCCTCGTTCTTATGTGGATTATGGGAAAAGCCCCATCTCTGTTGGATAGGCGATTAGAGCGGGCACGTCAACGCAAAAAACGACTCCCAGTCATAAGCCGGACCTTCAAAAATAGCCGTTGCAGCCACCTTCGACGTACCATCCATCCGAAGCTCAGTAGCATCACGACTACGAAAAACATGCAAGCCCATGCGATTACTAAAGTAAGTGCGGTGAGCGTGGCTGTTGTCGAGTAAGACCGGTGCCCATAACACCACAAAGCAGTTCTTTGAATGTCCATGCCGGGTGAGCCAACTGACTTGGTGGGGCGACAGGGATAACGGACCATGGGCCTTCGCAGCCTTTAGTTCGAGGAAGCTGAATTGTCCGTCTTCCGAACAAAGCACCACATCGGGTACACCGGGCACGGCCCACGATTCAATCCGCGTCGCCTCAATCTTCCGATCACCCTGCTTGAGGGCGTCCGAAATAAGCCTCCATAACCCCGCCTCACGATTCTGGGACGCTCTCGGTATCTTGTTTTTCGACTTCTGGGGTGATGTCGATAGTTTCCGGATAAGTTTGTCGAAGTCTTTCAAGTTCAGCCTCCACTTCTTCACGAGTCATCGCATCCAGACTTCCTGTGCGTACCTCGCTCTTACTCACATAAAGCCCTTCAGCCAACCCCCTGTTCTTCTCCGCCTGGACCGCTGCCGAAAAGGCACCACCTTCTAAAGCCGCATCCCGCAAGCGCTTCATATCCCGCACATGGCGCTTGTAAGTCACGGCGTACTGGCTATCTAGCTCTTCTCTGTACCGCTCAATCTCCCTCACCACATGAGGACAGTGGTCCAAAGAACACAATTCCCACGCGCGTGAATGCGCACTCCCCGGGGGGTAACCCGCCCGAATCGCCGCCTCGCGTAGCGTAATCAACCCATCATTCGCGACCAGTTCCTTCACGAACTTCTCTTGGCGTCGAGTCAGCTTCCGCTCAGATGCCTTTCGGCCAGACCCCTTTTTGGGGCGTACCGCCGGTGCAGCACCCGGTGCAGCGCCCTGTCCCACGGCCTTTTTTTTCGGCATTTCAAAAACCCTCCCTAAAAGGTCACGGGGCGTGGTAAGATGTTGAAATTACAAAGGTAATCGGCCCACGGACCATGTACCACCAAGTGTACCACCACTTTATCGGCTGTAACGCTCGCTCCTGCCGTTAGAGAGTTTTTAGCATAGAAAACAGCAAAAATCACTAATAATAACTATGGTTTAGCGTATGGGACAGCTGTTGGCGGTACGGTTGGTGGGACGGTTGGTGGGACAGCCAGAATGTTTTTCTTGCGGCAAAAACCCTTATAGGGAAGTTACTTACAAATCGTTTGTACTACTGTACCACTGTACCGCCTGTACCGT